CCGTTAGCGGTTGACTGAACTTTCCTTGAGTTTGCGTTTACATCAAACGTGGCCATTTTTATTCTCCTTGCCTATCTTTAAATTTAGAAATAAAATTTGTTATTTTTCTTGGTATGTAAGATTCTTTTAACAAATCATATTTATCATCTGTTGTTGTTTCTCTTAAAGGTTTATCTTTTCCTTCACTTTTATTAAATTCAATAAATTCTTGTCTCTCTTTTAATTCAGGATATTCTTGAAACAAAATATCCCTTGTTTGTGCAGTCCTTTGGTTATGCCAAGCGTCAACTAATTGTTGTTGTTTTAATCTTGTGTCTGCTAATGGATAATAATTATCTTTTAATTTTTTTAATTTAGTATCCCCTGATAAAAATTCACTAAATGAAGTTTTTGCAGGAACAGTATCGGTTACAAATTCTCCAAATTTAGATCGTTCTGGATAATTGTAAAGTTCTACAAAACGATGAAATTGTTCATTATTAAGTCTTACTCCATAATGAGTAATCCTATGTGGCTGAATTCCATATCCAAGTCTATCAAGTTCTGCATTGTAATATTTTTTTGAAGGCGTAGTATTCATTTTAAGTGGAAACAATGTCCAAAAAATACCTTTTTTACCTTGTGGTTTTTCTTCAAACCAATGATTAACTTGTGGAGGAAGTTTACTTGAACCACCTAAAGTTCGAGCTAATATATCATTTTGAAACTTATAAAAAGAACGTGTAATATCTGTGCTTAATAAAGTGACTGGCCCTACTGTTACTTCTTTATATTGAAATTTTGGTGTTTTCAAACTCGCAATATTACTATCTACTTTAGTTGCAAATTCTCCAGTCCCAAGAGTTGCTTGTTCTCCAAATCCTGCTCTTTCTTTAGTAGCTTCATAACCTAGATTATTTAAACCTAAAGAAGATATATTTCTTCCTACTACATATCCAGCATTAAGTGATTGAGTAAGAAATAATCTACCAAATTTTTTTATCATATCCTTAATTTTATCTTCTTCTGGGCTATAGTTATCAACAACTTCATAAAGCTCTCCAGCGAATTGAAGCATAGGTAAAGCAGTAGCAGGATATCTAGCCATGTGCAATCCAAGATTTAAAGTAGCATCTTCTATTAAATCTGGATTATCAAAACTTAATAATGGCAACATATACGCTGTATCAGCAGCCATAGCTAACACACCAGCAATAGGTTCATATCGAGCGTAGCTAGACCAGGTCCAATCATCAGCAGTAGATTTTCTTAGTCCAATGCTATACGGTCTATTTGTTTCAAGCCAATTTGACCTTTCCTTTTTATTACTAGGGCCAAATCCATTTATTCTAAAAAGATCACTATGTTCTTGAGCTAACATAACAAGTGCTGCACCTGTTCCAGTTCCTAAAGCAATTCTTACGAGAGCTTCTTTTTTTTGTCTTATTGATTCAAGATCTTTTTTATTGTTAAATATTTTTCTTCTTGTAAGTGCATCTAGCGGAAAAGCTAAAGGCGATCTTTCTAATAATCTTCGTACTATATTCGTTGGGCTTTTATAAAATGGGAAAAATATTTTGACTGTTGCTAAATTTGCAACTTTTGTAATAGCATCTAATTCTTTTGGCAAATCATCTTGAAATGTTGCGATTCGAGCGAACTCTGCACCTTGTTCAAATGCTTCTTCACTATGTCTTACCCTAGTAAATACTTCTTGATATTTTTTATTCAATACATCATCTAATTGTTCTTGCGAAAGATTTCGATTTCTTTTGAGTAATCTTTCTTGATCTGTAGCTCTTGTTGCTAATCTATGAGAGTAAGCATCAATTTCCATACCTCTTGCCATAGCTTTAAAAAATTCATCAAATGCTATCATGGGTCTAATACCCTGAAGTCTTGTCATAATACCTAACCCATCAATAAAAGTTGCTAATAGACTTTCGGGCATATCACCATCTTCCGACCTATTTTTTAATCTAAATCCTTGTCGATTAAAACTTATAGTTGGCGCATCAAGCCTCGTACTGGTGTCTGCTAAACTCTTTTCAGTAAGTGCGCCATAAGCAAAAGCTTTTATCATTTGCGGAAAATACGTTTTCATTGATTTAATCATAATAAACGCTTCACTTTTACCTTGTAAGGTTTTTATAGGTTCTGTTAAAGCTCGTTCAGCCAGAAGAGTTGTTAAAAATGTTCCTGTTCCTACAATGTTAAATGTGTGGGTTACTGGAGAACTAAGAAGTGCTGATTGATAGGTTTCTACAAGACTTCTTTTTAAATTGCTTCTAGTTTCTTTAGTTGTTTTTGTTACTCTATCTAAAAAATTATTTTTTTGTCTTGCTGTTGGTAAATTTTGTAAAAACGTAAATTCTGCTTTTACATTAGCTTCACCACCATTTAATGCAAAATAATCTGAAACAGTATCTTCATTTACAATAATATCTACATTCCTTGTATTTGGATCTGATATTTTTGGCATTTGAACATTAGAAACATCAGTAACAGGGATTTGATGAACAAACAAAGTAAGACCAGCATCACTTCCAGTTTCAGAAATTTTCTTAGTCACCATCATCGCTATTTGTGCAGCTTTATGAGCTTTTGCTATATCAACATCATTACCTGATTCTGTTGCTATATTTGATAATCTTATTGCTTCTAGTTGAAATGCCACATGAATATTTCTAGCTGCTAATGCCTCAGTATTTGCAAATAATTTATCGCCTCTTTGTCTTTGAATAAGATAATTGGTAATTTCATCTACTTTTGCAGAATCACTTAAAATTGCATCTGCTTCTCTTAATAAAGCATCAACTGTTATTTTTCTATTTTTTTGCCCCTGAACTTTTTGGATTTGGATTTGCTCTTGCACATAACTCTCAACTTTTCTTTGCAAAGTTCCATCACCTAGCGCAATATAATCGATATTTGGCAATATTTTTTGTGGCACAGATTCATTATCTAAATTGATACCATTAACAGAATTAGCAAGTTTTTCATAATCTTGTTCAGGCAAATCATCAAGAACTAATTCTCTTTCTGATTGTTTAGCTTCAGTTGTAAGTTGCTCATTACTATAAATTTTTTCTGTTTCATCAGGTGTTTTTCCTGTTGTTTTATTAATAAATTTTGCAGTATCTACTAAATCTTTATCTTGTATATTTACTTTTTTTCTTGGCCCTTCCTCGGTAATTTGTTCTGCTATCTCACCCCTCTGAGTTCTGCCTGTTATATCAGCCGCACCTTTTAAATCTACAGGTTTTTCTAATTTTTCTTTTAATGTTGAATAAACACCCTCTTCAATAACTTCTTTACTTTTTCTGATTACAGGATTGATAAGTTTTGTTATGCCTGTAATTGGCCCTGCAAATAATAATTCATCTGCCATAAATTCATCGGGATTATTTAATTTTTCAAAATTTATATTTTCATCAATTATTTTATTGATATCTTCTTGTAAAAAATTTTGTTTGACCTGTTGAAATTCTTCATTTTGATCGAGTTCTAAAACTTCATTATCAACAACATCATCAGTTAATTGCACTGTTTCAATTTCTTCAACATCTGGATTAATCATAATTTAACCTTGTGCATCTTGTTCGGATTTATCTTCTGCAAATAAATCTAATTGTTTTTTAAAATTTTCCATAAAAGGATCAGTCTCTTTTTTGGGATTTAATTTTGCTAATCCTGAAGAAACTGCTTTTGTTATCCCCTCTATTGTTCTACCTACTACTGGCAAAGCTACAGCCCCAGCAGTTGAAGAAATACCAGTTTCGAGATTACTTCCTTTTTCTCCACCAGCACCCTCTCTTACTATTTGTCTAGCAAAAGAATCTTCACCTACAATACCTGCGCCCTCTGCTGATAAAACTAAATCAGTTGCATCAGGTTTCCTTACTATTATTTCTTTAAGTTTTTCTTTTAGAGTTCTTTTTGTTACCTGTTGTCCTGCTTGTTTAAATAAAAACCCAATACCTAAACCACTTAATGCAGACAGTTGATCAACAGGATCAGTTGCTATTTCATAAAGACCCTGTTTGAAGTTTTTAAAAGAAATACCTTTTCTGTCAGAAGTTTCGAGCAAATAGTAAAGAGCATGAAAAAGCTGTGGTGGTGCTTCGTCCATTTTATTAACATTTATTACTAAATCAGTAATGCTATAATTTAAAGAGTTTGTAAAATTGATTCCCCACTTAGCATACTCTTCATCTGATTCGTAAGGCGCATCATTTGGTTTCAAATAATTATGTAAAAGCTTTGATGCTTTTATCCAGTCATTATCAACCGTTATTTCCTCTTGCTTTCCTTCTCTTACAGATTTTAGATTTTCTTCTGTCAAAGATGCTTTATTAAGAAATAATGAATCATCACTTACATTAATTTTTAAATTTTGCAATCTACGTTGAGCTAAATTTTTCTGTTGTTGAGTAGGAATATTTCTTCCATATATTGATTTGCTATCAACAATTTTTCTTAAATTTTCTTCATCTTCAATATCATTATCTTGAATTTTTTCAGGTGGTTCTCCAAATATTGATGAATATTTTTCTTTCTCTTTATTAAAAATAATAGAATATGTTATTTCTCCAGGAATGTCTGAAAAAGAATCGTCCCATGCTTTATTAAATACCTCAGTAAATTCTGTAAAATTATCAGTAGTCATCTATCTAATCTCAATTTTATTTCTCTATTTGCATTTTCTAACTTTTCTATTTTAGAATTACTTCTTCTAATCTTACGATCTTTATCTCGTCTGTTTGCTAGATAGTTATCATCTTTAGGTAAATTTTTTATCTCAAGTTCCGTTTTAGATATTTGTTCTTTTATTCGGATAATTTCATCACTATTTTGTTCAATTATTTTTTGACCTCGTTCTTGAAAAATTTGCTTTAAAGCTGCACTTGGAGATAATTTGTTGATTCCAGTTATGAGAGTCTGAAATTCTTGTAACAGTGTTTCAATTTGAAATTCATCAAATGTTTGTTTAATAACAGTAATTCCGTCCTCTATGTCATTCTTTCTTCTTGAATCTCTAATGTTTGTAATTTTTTCAAATTGTTTTTTATCAAGTAAACCTTGTGCTAAAAAACTGCGTAGTTTATTCAAACTTACTGTTCTATCGCCAAAAGCATCATCATAAACAAGATCATAAACAGTATTTACATTTGGTGTTTGCAATAAATCTAAGGAATTTTCTTCTCTTGCTAGTGCAACAACCGCATTGTATTGGCGTTGTATTTGTGGATTATTCTGTAAAAATTTTTCTGATTCATTTTCAGGTAAAACTAAAGCTCTATTTAATAAATCCTCATTTTTATTATTGTTCTCTTTAGATAAATCTTCAGTTATTTTAAGATCTAAAGCTAAATTATCAGAAAATCTTTTTGTCAACTTATCAACAATTTGTATTCTATCATTAACATTAAGACTATAAAAAGATGATCTGATTTCATTGGGAATAGTTTTTGCTTTTGAAGAATTTGGATTCTCTATATTACTTTGTAATACTTGTATAAATTTTCGTGCGTTCAAAGAATTTTTCTTTTCTAAGTACAAAGAGATATGATTCTCACTTACCAATAAAATATTCTTATCAAATTCATTAGCAATACTTTTGAGCGAATCAGGACTTTCTCCAAGTTTTGCTAATTTACTTATAACATTTGTTTTAACAGCATCTACATTAGATTTTACTAGCTCAAAACCTTGCATTGATTCGGTTAATTCACCTTGATCATTTATGTCAAAAGCCCCAGTTCCTTCGAAGAATGATGGAAGGACATCATCTAAATATGTATTTAATTCACCTAAATATAATCTTCTTTCTTTTACTTCTTCTCTTTTTAAAAATTCTTTAGAGCGTGAAGATATTGTTTGATAAGCTGTTAAACTGGTACTCGCCCTTAGTTTTCTAGCTAGAGAAGGTGATTGTTTATTTAATAGAGTAGAGTATACATCGATAACTGTATTTGTTCGTTCTTGAATATCTTTAACATCAAAATCATCTAAAGATTGATTATTAACAATATCTAATATTTGTCTTTCTGTGAGTAGACTAAAATTATCATAAACAGATTCTAATGCTGCTTTCCTAGCAGCCCTTCCTCTAATTGAGCGAAGATTACCTGGAAGATCGATTTCAGTTCCAGTGTCAACAGCGTCTTGTATTTGTTGGATAGTTGGAGCATTGTCAGCACCATATTCAGCACCTTCAAGAGCTACACGTTTAGCTGCACGATCAATAAAGAAGTTTCCAAGTCTATCAAGCTTTCTTGATAACTCAGCTTGACCTACCGATTCTTCACGTTCATTACGTACCGAAAGATTAGCTAATCTTAGCTTCTCTAATCTTCTTTGATATTTTTGTTGTTCAGCCATTTTTATTTTTAAGTTTGACTTACTGGATCAAACATTCCAAGCTCAGAGATTGCAGCTCCACCTTCTGCAATATCAATAAGAGCATTTCTTTGAGCATCTCTCTTAGCAATCTTACCAGAGAAACGATTACTTTCAGCTTGAAATCTACCAACCTTTAAGGCCAAACTAGCGTTGTCTCTAGCAATAGTAAAATCATTAACTGCTTCTCTTAAATTATTATTTGCAATAATATTTGTTGAATCATACGAAGAGAACGGATCAAGATTACCAGCAGCAGCCCTAGCAGTATTAGCAGCAAGAACTCTATTAAGTTGTTTGAGTGCGTCTACCCCTTGCTGTTTATATTGCAACGCATCAAAAGAAGCTTGACGTTTTTCAATTTGAGATTGACGATCATAAATCTTTTTTTGTGTTTTACCTGATTCAACGGTGAAATATGCCGAAGCACCTACTGAAGCTGCTATCAAAGCTGCGGATACTGGATCACCCATGTTTTATCTCCCTACGGTTAATTTATAATCTAAAGCTAAAAGTGTAAAAAACACTGGTTGAGTTTGAGTAATAGTAAGCTGTGCATCTCTGGAATATCCAAGAAATCCATGTTGTTTTTTCTTACCAGTAAATGTGGTAACTCCACCACTCCCACTCAAAGCCAAACTTTGTAATGGTATCTCTCGACCATTGATAGCTAAGTTTTGAGTAAGATGTAAATGAGGTGTAACTTCTAAGATTCTTTTTCTTTGTGAAGTAATTACACCGCTACTAATATTTGGTTCTACAGGATTTGTTTTAAGCTCTACTGCAAAATCTAAACCTACTTCAAGATAAGTTGATGGTTCTGCTGCTACATCAACTGCGCCACTAGATACCGTATCATCAGTATCAACTATGTCATCTCTTATAAGTTTTACAGTCTTACCTTCTAAATGACTATGACCAGAATAGTTTGTTCCTGAAAAGCTTGAAGTCTTTTGTGTAGCTGCATCAGTCGTAAAATCATCATCAAATACTTCTACATAATATTTATCAGAACCACCGATACTTCTTTTAACTACAACATAGATTTCATCAACATCTACTGCAACATCAGTGAATACACCATCAGTAATAAAGTGTGAAGGTGCAACTACGTTTTGCCCTCGATTCAACATGAATACAATAAGCTCTCCAGCATGACCTATACTCTCTGCTCGATATCCAGCAGTATTTTCTCCGTTGACTATCATAAACAAATCGCCATCAGTAGTATCTGTGGAAGCTCTCAGAGCCATTCTTTTTGGGTCGACAAGTAAATGTGAAGCTAATAGCGAAATATTATTTGCAACATACGATAATTCAACATCACTAAATAATAGCTCTCTTACCGCTTTACCTGACCTTTGAATAAATAATGTTCCACCTTCTGCCGCCTGTGGTTTGATAAAAGGTTTTGCGCCCCTTTTTGTACTTGATTTCACTACTACATTTGCAGGGGTAATAGGATCTAAATCACCTTGCGGAATAAAGAACTCCGAACCAGTAGTAAATATCTGCAAGTCTCTACCTGAACGTAACCCAGTAATTGTGTTAACAGAGTCAGTTGCTAAAGTTACTTTGATTGCATCGTCATCTAAACCTTCAGCAGCTTTAAAATTGAAAAAGTCTCCCACCTTTGAACCAAACAATGTTGATGGTAAAGATGCAGAGCCACCAAAAAACAATCGACCTTCATGAAAAGTAGCTGTCAATGGCCAACCTCTAGTATTAGACCATGCTGCTTCATAACCACTTTCTAGTACATATTCTGCACTAGGTATGAGTGTGGTATCAAAAAAAGGTATCTCAACGTGCGCCTGAAGTTTTGTTGCACTTTCTACGTCAATAATTCTTGCTCTACCAAATCCGTTGTCTCTTACAATAAATTGATTTTCTTGGGAGCTTGAAAAAATACTACTAACACTTTCTATGTCAATAGTTCCATCAACTGCTGATGGTGTAATGTTTCCTGCTAACCTTGACTCAGCAAGAGTAAAAGCATGAAGCGGAACAGTCAAAGATAAAGTAGTTGCTGTCCATGTGGTATCAGTTGCACCTCTTACTACTTTAAAAGGGGCGAAGTTTGGGTGAACTACAACTAAAGTATCTGCTGACTGGGTAAAACTTAATCTTTGTAAATCAAAAGCAGTAACTTCATATAACGTGCCTACGTTGAAATCTAAATAATCATTTCCTGAAGCATTAATATTTGTTAACAACGCACCGTCTTTGAAAAATCTCATTCGTATTGTTGATGCGGTATTCTGTGCGCTCATACATATCATGAAGCTTTGGGTAGAAGAAAATTCAAAAGGTACAAGATGATGTGAATTGTTTGCACCATCACTTGTAATATCTAATAGAAACTTGAGACCTGGTCTACGAGATACACCACCTTGGGGTTCAAACAAAACATTCTGAGCATTACTCACGCTAGAGTAATATTGTTTTAAATCAACTCTTCCAAGTAAAAGAGGATCGATCTCACCAGTAGTAAACAATGCTTGATATTGTTGTACTCTGCTCATTATCTTACATCTGTGAGTAGATAATCACCTATAATGCTAGGGGATTGACCAGCAGAATCAATCGCTGTTGCTTGTCTGAAATAACCACCTCTCATATTTTCAGTTGGTGTACCAAGTGCTACACCCCTCCAATAATCTGATTTAGTTGTTTGATCAGTAATTACTTCTGCTAAATGCCATGCAAGTTGATACGCTAGAAGTTGAATAAAATAAGTTGGCATCGCACCTTCACCAACTGCTCTTTGATAATCTATGTGAATCTCAACTGCTTCTGTTCTTAAAACAGCACTATTGTCAGCAGCTTGACCAATCTCCCAGTCTTTAAATAAAAGAGAGCCAGGGGTGCTAGATGTACGAACTGCTTCTGGAACACCTGTCAACATATCATTGGGCAACTGATATTGATATGTCCATTCACTTTGAGGTGAAGCTTGATCTCTAGTTAGTTGTGTTTTAGCAACCGTAAAGCTCCACTTATACATTCCCATCGTGGAAAACTTCACTTCTTTGTAAATAGTATCACAAGCTTGAGCAGCAGCACTTCCGTCAGAAAAAGAAGTAATAGGTTCTGCACCTAAAAGTAAAAGTGCTTTGTTACAAACTTTTACGTCAGTATCACCTGCTGCCATTTATGTTCCTCAATAAATTAGGGGAGAGCTAAGCCCTCCCCCAAAGTTGCGATTAATCGCCATCTGTACTTGCTAATGTTGTTCCATCATTAACGTCAACAACTGTACCTGTATTTGATAAAACATATACAAGCGTAGCTACTAATGTGCCACCAGTAGAAGTGTTGCAAAAGATTAAATCTCCCACCTTCAATTCTTTAGCTGCATCATTGAAATAGCCTTCAGTATTCACTGTAGCTATTGTATCGGTTGTAGTGTAACTAAACATTTGCGGAGCAGAACCAGCTTTGGATTGCCCACCGATAGGATTAAAACCATCTCTTGAAAATGCCATATTAGCTCTCCCTACAAGTAATATCTACGATACCATCAGTATCTATAGCAACCGCACCCATTGATAATTTAGCGGTAACTAAGAATGATGTTTTCTCTGCGATATAGTTAATCTCCGTTGAAGCTGGTAAACCAACCGCAACACCCATAGCACTTTGATGAAATGCAAAACAAGTCCTATCATTAGAACCGTCGATTGCAAGACCACCTTCATCTCTATCACCTAGAACATGAAAAGTGAATCCCATCATTGTGTTTATTTGGCCACTTACCAAAGCTTGAATAGTTTGGAAATCAGCACTGATAGCTCTTTCATCTCCAAGCAAAGCAGCTAGGTTGTTAGCATGAATGATAATATGTCTATTATCTGGTGGTACGTTCTTGGTATCGAGTGCTTTTTTAGCAGCGATAATTTTACCAACATTCAAGTCAGAAGCAGATGCAGAACCAGAAGTTACTACTGTATTTGCTACTGTCGTTCCTGCTGAAGCAGCAGCGATAGCATCAAGAAGTATTTGGTCTTGCCTTCTGCCTATTGCATTACCAACCACTTGCGCTAGTTCATTTCTTTCATCAAAGTTAATTTTAGCTTGGTTGAAAATGTCTGAATATTCAGAAGCAGCGAAGTCTGTCAAAGTACAAGATACGCTACTAAAAGTTGAGTTCAATGGGATAACGTCTGTGCCAGGTGTACGAACACTAGCTTGACCTTTACCCACTTTTGGAAAATTGACTGTGCTTCCTTCAACTCCAGTTCGAGTTCGAGCAGCCCCAGTCAATACTGCACTACTTTGATATGCTTGATGAACTTCTTGTTCAAAAAGCTGTACAAAAGCAGCCGATAGATTGGCTCTAGTTGTCATTTTTTATGCCCTCCATGATTGCATAAAGTTACGTTAAAGGTTTCGCAACAGTTATCCAAAAAGGGCTGTTTTGCTTACGGAAAGGCCATAAGGTTATCTTTCAGACTCTTTTGTACCATACAAGGCGCAACTTGTAAACTATTTTTGTTGATAGAATAAAGCAAACTCTTTTTCAACTGACTTCTGAAAAGAGGGATCAGTTTTGTAGCGAGGGTCGTTCATCTTCTCGCTCATTCTCATTTTGAAATCATTTTCTGATTCACCACCACCATCATAGAGAGTATGAGTAGGTATCTGGACATTTTCACCAAAACCAGTCCTTATCTTTTGTAACAAAGTTTGACCTGCTGCTGTATACCCAAGAATATCCATTTCTTCTACTTCTTGTTTAGAAAAGAACCCAGACTTATACTGACCTTCTACCCACTGTGCATTAGCATTGATAATAGCATCTGCATTTTCACCCAGTTTCTTTTTCTCTCTTGCAACGTCTATCTTGGTGTTTTCAATATTAGCATTAGACATTTCTAATACTTTGCTAGTCATTTCCTCAAATGCCGATTGAGAAATACCATTTTGAGCAGCCCATTCACTGAAAGAATTAAGAACTGGATCATCATTTCCTATGGTATCTTGAATAAAATCAAAGTTGTATTTACCATCTTCAGGGGCTTTGTGTTTCCCTTTATGGAATTGTTTTTCCATATTCACATAAGACTCAGCCATTTTTTCTAGGTTAGGGCCATCATCGTCCCAGAACTTTTGTGGAAACCACTCTGGTCTTTCAAACTCTTCTTCTTCATCTTCATCTTGACTTTCAAGATGCGATAAAGGTTCTTCTGATTCCTCTTCTGTTCCATGTGAAACATTAGCTCTGCCCTGTTCCATCAAACCTTGTGGTTCAGAACTAGGTTCTTCATTTTGTTCTGCTTGGATTTCTTCTTCAGACTCTAACACTACTGCTTCATTCTGTTGGTTCATGCGCTCTTTGTATCCTTTTTTCTATTTCACGAATTAAACTGTTTTGACCTTCTCTGGCGTATCCATAACTAGGATCAGCACCAGGAGTCCAACAAGGTTGATTTAGATATTTTTCTCTAAAATATTCTAATACTTTCTGACCATCGGGAGACTGAAAAGCTTTTGAAAAAGCTATATCTACTTCTCTTTGTTGAGTTTGATTCTTGCGAGTAAAGGGTGCAGCAACAGAGTTTACTCCGTCCCAACCAAGACTGTTAATGCTTGTTATCTTTTCTGCATTATCCATATTAATTTAAAGTAGCAGCTTCGTCAGGCGTTACGCCCTCTTCTATAGGTTGTTCCGTTGGAGATTCCTGCGAAGCTGCCTGTTGTGCTTGTTGTGCTTGTTGCATTTCAGCTTGAGCTTGTGCTTGTTGCTGTGCTTGTATCTGTTGCAAGATAGCTTGTCTCTCTTCAGGTGTAGTACGTAGAGAAGCATCGATACCCATTTGATCAAGAATATAATCACCGACTTTTTCGGGTTTGATTAATCCAAATCCTGCGCCCCCAAAACTTTGCGCTATTTGCATAAACTGAAGAACATTTTGTACTTTTTCCATATTATTAGCTCTAGCTAAAGGTGATTGGGGTTCAATAGAAATCTCTTGGCCATTGACTTTCAAATCAGCCAAATCAATAATTTTTTCTTCGTCCATTAGTTCAAGAGTTCGTCTTACTATCGGATACATAGTCTCAGATATCAATCTTCCAAAAGCAGCACCTAAGTTTTGACTCAACTCTTTCATGCGTTCTACTATCTCCGTTGCCGTTCTTGCTGACATATTATCAGGTGGTAACGATTCATCGAGTAATATCTTCTTGATATTCATACGATACTCTTGAGCAATGACTGAACTCATGCTTGGATCACCAGAACGAGGCAATGGAGCTAAAGAAGGGCCTCTAGGCCCACCATTTGAACTTACACCAATAATCGCTCCAGGTTGTATCTTTGCCGTTTGCGGATTAAAAACACCGTCATCTACTGCCGTAAATACTCCACCTATAGAAATACTGGCATTTTTTAGATTCAATTCTATTACTTTGTTCAAAGTTTTGATATCTGGAAGCGCATATAAACAAGGGCCACGACCATAAATCTCACCTGGTGCAACCATAAATCTTGATATTATCCAAGGGCTTGATTTTAAATGTTTGTGTAAAATCTTATGATCACCTTCCATCGTTACTATGCAATAGTTAAAGCCACCTGTTTCTTCATCAGGATAAGTTGCTTCAAGTAACTCTATGTATTTCATAGGATCTTCTTGATATTTAGCTTGAACTTCAGGGGGGAAAACTACCCCAGGAAACTCTTTTTCTACAACTTCATACGGCCTTCTAAATTTTCTAAATACAAAATTAGGTTTGTTATCAGGGCCATGATCAAAAGTAATATGATACATAGGTATCGCTTGATATTTGATGCGCTGTACATCATCACCTTTTTGTACCAACATGACCGCAGTTCCGACCGCTAAATCAAGTAAAAATTCACCTATTGCAATATCGAATCCACTTTGTCGCATCAGAGAGAACATCATTTCAGTTGCAAAATCTAACGCTTGTTGTGTTTCAACTTTAGCTTCTTCAGGAACATTTGTTCCAGGTATCAAACGACACCAACTCTGCTGTGGTGGGAATAGTGCGCTTTGAATACGGTTAGCAAATCTCGCTGTTGAATTAATAGCTGTTGAATCAAAAACTCTTTTCATTTTGTTTTGACCAGGTAAATCCTGCTCATAATAGCCATCATACAAATTACGCATCGGCAAACAATATTCATACGCTTCTTCGTATATAGCTCTCCAATGTTCTTTTCTAATCGAACATTTTTTAAATCTTTTCTTTAATGCTTTTGTATCAAGTGCGCTCATGATTTTTTATGCCTATTTGCAAATGCTCTCGCTTCCCCTACGCTACTGAATCCCCATCTTTTCAAAGCCAAAGCTTTTCTTGTTGGTCTACCTTTCTCATCTTTCATCGGGCCTTTCATTCCACTAAAACGAGCAGCAAAACTAACACGCCTAGGGCTAGTGCCGCTGCTAAGTGGACGTTTGAGATTTGACCCTTCTTTTCTTTTAAAATATTCACGACCTGCTTTGTTAAGGCCACCTTTCGGGTTTTGAAATTTTTTAGCGACCATCGCTTATTTTTTTTTGCCATATTTCTTGGCCATAGTTTTTTTTAAATTTTTATTCTTTGTCTGATCGCTCTTCTTTTTTTTCTTCGTCTTTTTGTTCATCTGATACATCATCTTTAGTATCTCCTGGTTTACGGATTCTATGTTTGGGGTTGCGAATAAAAGTTTTCATGTATTACTGGCTCTTTGCTTTCTTACCATAGCATTAAAAGTTCTATTTCTATTTCCTTTGTAAAAAGTATCTAACCCTTCTTTCTCTCTCATTTTTGCATGGGTAATCGCTTTTTCAATTATTGGTCTTAATTTTTCCCTATCAATTTTTCTGAACTCTTGTTCACTTAATATCTTAACATCAGCTTTGGATAGTGTAGGAACTAGCAACGGAAACGGAATCTCTTTGCCTGTTTTTTTATCTACATAGTCACTTGATGTAATACTAATTTCAGTCATAGTCTTGCCAGTTTCTTTGTTGCGGATTGCTCCAAGGAAACCAACACCGCTTTTTTTTCTACCATCAATTCTGAAATTTGTGCTTTTTTTCACAAATAATTAACCTATTCTCGGATTCCTAATGCCACCAAGAGTATTAGCCATATCATTATTAGATAACTCTGGTGGAGTTCGAGTTTCAGTCATTAACCTACCGCCTATTCCCCTTCGTGCTGATCTGCGAGATGCTATCGACCTTCGCTCTCTTTTTTCTTGGGCATCGAGCATATCTGCTCTACGTTGCTCTTCATCAGAAGTATCTGGAACTTCTGGGGCTTTTGGCGATGAAAAAATACCACCCATAAATAATCTCCTATGCGATTTTTGACATCATGTAATAATCTTCTCCGTTCAGACCATATTTACGCAATATGCCCTCTTCTTGAAAATAACACACTTTTGCCCACTTGTAAGCTGATACATTCGTAGTACAAACTGCGATCTGTAGTCTTTTTATCGATAATTTTTCCATAGCGTAGCGAAAAAACTGTATCGAAGCTTTATGTAATCTGAATTTTTGTTCACTGATAGAAGCTGATGGGAGTAACCATGCTTCATAAACCGTATCCCGAATCTTCACTAATCCAAACATCGCATAAACTTTATGTTCACCCAGAACCGAAAAGTTAAGATGGGGTTGCATATACTTCTCAAGATAAGAAACATAATCATCAAAAAGATTGATATTCACCGCATCGAACTCATTAGGCTGAAAATAATCGAAATGACGTTTCGACCAAGTAGCGCAACGGATATCTGGATAGGGTAAACCCATGATTCTATCTAGTTCACTAGGCAAAAACATCGAAATCCAGTACGTCTACTTTCGTAGGTTGATTAGTCATAAAAGGTTTTTTGGTAGTCATCGAGCGATGTTCACCACCACCGAGTAAACAATATCCAGCAGCATCACCTACATGGGAATGTTCGTTTTTGTTTGGAGTAGAACGATAGCGTTCTTGTCCTGCACCCATAGAGATACGCTTAAAATGATATCCTCCAGCAAGAGATTTACGTAAGCGTTGACATTTTTTATTGATAAGGAAACCTGGTTTACCTTCAATCAGTCGTTGCATGGGTATCGCTAAAGCTTCTCTTCGCACTTTGAAATCATTGGTAGCACAAGGTCGAGCTAGAATATCCATCGTTCTCATGTGATCAAAAGCAGTAGTTTCATAGATTTGATCTCTTTGTTGACCTGCTGGATCGCCCCAGACCATAAACTGAAACTTCGGAAAAAATATATTCATCTCTTCTTTTAACATCGTCACAAAACGATTCAAGCCCATATCGAAAGTAACTAGCTCATGTAAAATATGCCATCTACCATTTTTCACTCTTTGAGCAAAAATAGCAGCAGGGGTTAAACCAAAGTCGATACCTACTTGCACAGGGACACCCTCTTCAGGTTCTAAATCTGACACCATAGTCGTATCATCATATTCAGGCCATATCGGCATACCCTCTTGAACATACGTATAGCTACCTTGTGCATAGCACCTTATCCAATCTAACTTCTTACCACCAAGTAATTGATCGTAATAACCAGTAGGTAGATTATTGATATTCTCAGCTTTGGGATTAGAACGCCACCATTTACCCGATGATTGAATAAAACCATTAGCTTCAGGCATCTCAACAGGGACATCATCAGTAGGAATCTCTAGTACCCCTGGGGGTTGTTTGAAAAATTCCCAAGCGTATTTACCTGTGGGTCTATCTTTACCTTCAGCTAATTGATAATACCAATGATCAGTATCCATAGGGTTCGTATCTAAAATGACTCCATGCCAAGAAGGCCCACCATCTGCTTTAGTTGGATATCGTCCAACCCGATGCGTTAGACCATCAATCACCGCTTTAGGTAACTCTCGACACTCGTTCACCCATGCACCAGTCAACTCAAGTGATAATAATTTACGCACATCTTTGGGATCATCTAATGCTAAAAATATTACTTCACAGTCAATACCTGCTGCTTTACCTTTGGAAGGTAACTTAATGTGATGCGTGATAGGGGGTGCATATTTGACATTTCCCCAGATATGTTCAGGCATAAGTTCTAACCAAGTCTTTAGTGTCGTGGTACGTAACATCGGGTGCGTATTGCGTACTATCGCAAAACGTGAATACTTGATTCCATCTCTCGGACTAGGTCGCTG